TCGGAGATTAGCGCAGTCTGGTAGCGCAACTGGTTTGGGACCAGTGGGTCGGGAGTTCGAATCTCTCATCTCCGACCATTAAGTGAGAGTCCGTTGACAAAATAGTTTACGCACTATTCCTAACTGTCAGGGTTATATACTAAATATATTATACACGGATGACAGTACTCTCACTTAATGGAGGTGTATGTTATGTCTGATGAAACAACTAAGTTCAACCATTCAAAGCGTAGGTGGCAAGATGACGTTCACATTGACAAGCAAAAGGCTATTGCAAAGTCTCATGGGTATCAAATCGATGAGGCACACAGATATGTTAAACACCACGCTATGGATTGCGGCAATCCAGGATGCCCGGTATGTTCAAACCCTCGAAGATTGTTTAAGGAAAGAACATACCAGGAAAAAAGAGACTTCCAAGATAAGTTGATAGAATGAAAAAAAGAAACTACACACCAGAACACGTAAATAAGCTAAGAGGCTCTGTTCAAATAGAACATACTATTGCTAAGCTCGGCGCACAGCGTTTAAGAGAGCTATTAGCAAAAGAGCCATACATCAATACGCTTGGCGCATATAATGGACAACAGGCTGTACAACATGCTAAGGCCGGTCTGAAGGCAATCTACCTTTCGGGATGGCAGGTTGCTGCAGCAAACAATACTGCGAACACTACTTACCCAGATCAGAGTCTGTATCCAGTTGACTCTGTACCTAAAGTAGTGAAAGGCATCAACAACGCTCTACGGCGCGCCGATCAGATTGAATGGGCAGAAGGTAAATTGAACACCTACTACTACCTTCCGATCGTTGCAGACGCAGAGGCAGGATTTGGCGGCGCTCTCAACGCCTATGAGTTGATGTATCATATGATTGAGGCTGGCGCGGCTGGAGTTCACTTCGAGGATCAACTCGCAAGTGAAAAGAAATGTGGTCACTTGGGTGGCAAGGTGTTGGTGCCGACTAGTCAGATGATTCGGACTCTGAACGCAGCTCGGTTGGCAGCAGACGTTGCTGGTGTAGGTACTGTTATTATGGCTCGTACAGATGCCGAAGCAGCTACGCTTATCACCTCTGATCACGACCCACTAGACAAGGACTTCATTATCAATGAACGTACTGAGGAAGGTTTTTACAAATTCAAAAACGGTCTTGACGCTTGTATTGCTCGAGGTCTTGCTTATGCCCCTTACGCTGATCTCTTATGGTTTGAAACTAGCACACCTGACTTGGAGGTGGCTCGTCAATTTGCCGACGCGATACATGCACAGTATCCTGATCAGTGGCTTGCTTATAATTGCAGCCCTAGTTTTAATTGGCGTAAGCACCTAACAAGAGAACAATGTGCAGAGTTCCAGGCTGAGCTTGGTAAGATGGGATTCAAGTTCCAGTTTATTACACTAGCTGGATTTCACCTGGCTAACCTGGCAACATTTAATCTTGCCGAAGCATATGCTAAAGAAGGCATGGCAGCATACAGTGATATGCAGCAAGAGGAGTTTGCAGCACAAGAACGTGGCTTTACCACGGTGAAGCATCAACGAGAAGTTGGTGTAGATTATTTTGATATTATTAGTGAAGCTGTTGGTGCTACCAGCACGGTAGCTAACAAAGCCTCAACAGAGGCACATCAATTCTAATCATATGGCATATTCAGAAAAAGTATTAGATCATTATGAGAACCCACGCAATGTGGGTAAACTTGATCCGTCTCGTAATGACGTTGGTACTGGTATGGTAGGAGCTCCTGCCTGTGGTGATGTGATGAAACTTCAAATCCAAGTTGAGGAGGGAATCATCACCGATGCTAAATTCAAAACCTACGGGTGTGGAAGTGCGATTGCATCAAGTTCGCTTGTTACTGAATGGGTTAAAGGACGATCCCTCGAACAGGCGGAAGAAATTAAAAATAGCGAGATTGCTATGGAACTCGCCCTTCCCCCTGTTAAAATACACTGTTCAATACTTGCAGAAGATGCAATCAAAGCAGCGGTAGCTGACTATAGAGGTAAAAATGTTGACACTAACTGCGGATGCGAGTGAGAAGATTAAAGACCTTCTAGCAGAGGAAGGTAATCCTGATCTAAAAGTTAGACTGTTTATTCAGGGCGGCGGCTGTTCTGGATTTAATTACGGTTTTACTTTTGATGAGATTATGAATGAAGATGATTGGGAAATAGAAGGACTGATTGTAGACGCGATGTCTATGCAATACCTTGAGGGTGCAACTATACAATGGAAAAAAGAGCTAATGGGCAGTAGTTTTGTAATTGACAATCCAAACGCTAGACAGACGTGTGGTTGTGGAAGTAGTTTCGCTGTATAATGTTAGAGACTTGTTCAGACCTCATGCGCGAGGCTTACAAGCGCAATTGGATAACGGCGCGGGATGGTAACATCTCTGTCCGTTGGCATGATCGCGACCATTTTTGGATCACACCTTCTGCAATTCGTAAGCCTGATCTACAGCCTGCAATGTGGAAGAAGATGATTGTAGAGGAACAAGATGGAAAGAAAACAACGAGAGAGCTATCGTATACCGACCTTAGTGATGGTCTCAGACCAAGTGGAGAACTCCCTCTGCACTTTGGTATACAAAAAACTCTCCCAGCTCAGACAGAAACACGAGTCGTTGTCCACCTACATCCAACGTATTGCATCGCAGCGATGCACAAAAAGATAGACCTACATACTCTGGTAGAACATTTCCCTGAACTGGGAAGATATACAAAAGTTGGACCAACTGTTCCTGATGTTGCTCCGATCAGTCAAGAACTTGGAGACCAATGTCATAAAAACCTTGCCTTAGACGATCAAGGTAATGTACAATACGATATTATTGGGATCAAGGGTCATGGAGTCGTTGCTATTGATGAAACACCGTGGCGTGCTTTTGAACACATTGAAAGATTAGAACATATTTGTAAAATAGTATTGGCAGCACAATAGCCGGTTTAGCTCATTTGGTAGAGCAACGCACTTGTAATGCGTAGGTGGTCAGTTCGAATCCGACAACCGGCACCAACATGCCCTTGTGGTGAAATTGGTAGACACGCTAGATTTAGGTTCTAGTGCGAGAGCGTGGGGGTTCGAGTCCCTCCAAGGGCACCACATCGAGGTTCCATTCCCTCGTAATAATTGAATGGATGGTGCCACTCTGGGCAGTCCCGGAACGACTATAAACTTGCACTGGTCGGCTTCACCCCGTCACCTGAACATGTGGTAAAAAGGTTCACCCTATAAATAATAGTTTTTAGGACAAGGCAATGGCTGATATATTCGATTTTGGTTTTACTGCTGTCAACGAGGACGAGCTGGAGGCTGTACAGAAAGCCCAACAGCAAGTTAATACTGAGTCGACTACAGCCCAGACGCTCCAAGAGCGCCTTGACAATTTATACAACGCTGTTACCCCACTCCTGAATAACCTGAAGAAGAATCCTGAAAAGGATTATATCCTGTGGCCTAACCGCCTCGAAAAGGTAGAGGAGTTTGAGACTTATCTACAAAAAATCTATAAGGGGTAAACTATGTTTACAGCACTAGTACTGTTCTGCGCTATCAATACAGCAGGACAGGCCGAGATGTGTGAAACTCGGATCAATGCAATGGAGTTCTTTCGTACAGAAGACGAATGTATGAGTGATCTATTTCAATTAGCGAAGGACCCGAGGATTCAAGATCTAATGAAACCTCCTGGCCCTCCTATCATGATGAAAGAAGTGCGTTGTGTCAAGTGGGACACAAGCACATTTGATGACACTACTTCTTAGCACCCTTATTAGCAATAGCGTCAGCACCAAAGAATGCTGATACCAACACTGCAATAGATGCAAAGTATGTTGGAGCAATGTCAGCAATCAGAGTTGCAGCTTTGTCTAGGCCAAATGCTGATGTGAAGAAAATACCGATTGGGTATAGTAGAAGACCGAACAACGAGAACCAAGCCATTTTGCGAATGGCATCTCTTTGAGCGTCTTTGTCTTCTAGAGCCTTGCGTCTAAACTCAAGCTCCATTTCGTATTCTTCTTTGGAGATGTGACCATCACCATTAGCATCCATGCCAGCTACAGCATCTTCATCAATCGTTACTTGTTTCTTTTGTGTTGCCATATTATCTCCCTTGAATTATAATTATAGATATTGGTAACAACTTTATTTATAGGATAGACCATGGCTAGCTCTTATGACATCCCTGCTTCGATGGCTGAAGCCAATAAATGGCTGAAGTCAATGTTAGGATCTGACAGCTTCGTGAAACAATGGTGGAACAGTCCAAATATTCAGTTTGGTGGTAGTACACCTCTAGAAGTATGGGCGTTACCTGGTGGCGATGCTCGAGTAATGAAATACATCATTTATCATACGAGTTATAACATTTGATATGGATGTAAGTAAAGAAGATGCAGATAAGAGATATGCTCTTGCATATCCAATGGAAGTAGGTGCACCCGCTTTTGCACCTATTGATGTTAAGCACGAGAAAGATGTAATCCATAATGCTGGTAAGCTCCATGCAAAGGAGCAATACGACAGAATCATGGAGCAGGTCGCTGTTCTGAAGAAACAAGCGGACTCGTTGATGAATCGGATGGCGGTATCCGAAGTGATGCACAAATGCATGTTCTCTTTCAAACCAGTACATGGTAAAATCTATTTTGTGTATTATGATGAATTCAAAGAAGAATACATTCTATCTTTGAATGACCCCAAATGGAATAATGCTTGGCCTGACTACATCAAACATAAGATGACAGTTCGTTTATTAGGTGATTCAACGTGGGAAGAGGTAATTGAGTATGAGTAATAAATCTTTTTATGTAATTCGAACAAATAGTATGTTTACCCATACGTATGTCGTTCCTACAAATGCAATTGAAGGAAATGAATTACAACATTATATTGATGAAGGCAGATTAAAAGAATTCTCTCAGAATCATAATGGTGAAGAAATTGTTCGTGTTGAGGAAATGAAATTAGATAATGTATTAGAATTATTTGATAAAGAAAATGATTATTTAATTAATTGGTCACAAGATCAAAAAGTAATGTTTATTAATAATTGGGAAGAAAATACAGAAAACAATTATAATAATATTAATTTAGATCTTGGAGGTGGAATACCATTTAATGGAATTTCATATGAAGATTTAGATCAAACAATTTCCGTTGATTTATCTGATTCATCTAACATGGATTATTTTGTAGATGAAAATCAATTATCCTTAGATTTATCCGAATTCAACAATAAGTAAATATCCGGATGCATGGATATACCCCCGGGCAGGATTCCCCGGGCGGGAATAATACCCATACATTTTTGTAGGGTACTTGTTGACGTGATGTCGACATCCCGCGATAATAGACTCTAACGCTAACGCAAACAGGAGTCTGAAATGGAATTCACACGCGAATACAACGATTATCTCAGCCGCAAGTTGAAGCACTACAACCTGTGGCTGATGGATGTTGCACGTCCTTTGGACTCAAAGTACCCAGGTTTTCCTGAGGACGCTGAGTGGGACGAGAAAACGAAGACTCGCACCGCCCCTGCGAAAAAAGTCGCAGCGAAGACTCCCCGGGCGAAAACTCCCCGGGCAGTAGTGAAACGTAGCTCAAAAGCCCCCACGAAGCAGCAGCGTGCAAACGTGATAGTGGAGACTTTTTACGCGACAGTGCCAAAAGACGAGTTGATTACCAAACTCTCGATCGAACTACCAATGACCCGGGCAGGGGCTACTACGTACTACTACAACGCGCTGCGTGCTCTGCCAGTGTAAGTAGCACGGAATAACCAGACCAAAAAGTCAGGTTATTCTGTTGACGTGAACCCGAATCCCGAAGATAATTAATTCAACACAAACGCAAACAGGAGTTTATCATGACAGAATTCGAAACCAAAGCCTACGGTATGTCAGAGCAAGATATCCGTGAGCAGTACATGAAATCAACCACTGCTGAATTTTCTGGCCTTGAGATGGTTGTTGCTAGCATTCTGTCTGATTGTCAGGAGCTGATTGCTATGAGCGATGCGAATGCCGACGCTGTTCGTAAGCAGATGAACGTTGCAAAATTCATTTTGTTTGAGATGGCCAATGCAAAGGAGAATGCATAATGTGGTACAAACTCGCAGTGAGGTTTGAAGATGATAAGTGGTATAAGATTGAGGCATTTGCCCCTGATTATAGCACGGCAAAGATCTTTGCTGAGACCAAGGCCTCATGCGAGGGCCATACGGCTACGGAAGTGAAGGTTCTTGATAAGACGATTTATCGTTGGAAATGGAAGTAAATAATGAAAAACCTTGCGAGTGAGATTATGCGGTTGTCGAAGACCGAAATGAACACCCTGGCGGAAGCGCTGGCTACGTTTGACACCGCCAAGGCTGAAAGTCTTGAGCACCTGTTAGGCATTTACTGCCGAGAGGAGCGTGAGCAGGATGCTGAGCGTTGGACGAAATTTGGTACTGGAAGGTTGTAATCATGGCTAAGAAGAGACTATCACGACAAGAGCAGTTAGATGCTATCTACATGGAACTAGTTAATCTCCATGAGCAGCAGGGCTGCTTTGATGATGAGACGAACCTTAAGATCGAGCAGAAGATACTTGACCTTAATGTTGACCGTTTGATCCTTGAGAAGGATAATAACTTTAACAAGATGTTATTGGAGAGTGCAGATGTCTAGGATGGGTGAAATTCATTTGTGTGTCAGCGAGATGCTTGCTGATGGTATGGAAGATCAAGAGATCGCAAGAATCATTGCAATCGACTTTGATGTTGATCGGGACTTTGCATTGAACCTCGTCGAGGAAATCTATGACGAGATAGCTCAGTCTGAAGATCAATCGGACCTTTCTAGTCCTTATTACGGAGCGTAACATGGCTGTACTGAAGACACAAAGCTCGAGCAAGGCTCGTTTACAGAATGATACTCTCGGTGAGGATGCGCTGAAGCGTTTGTATGCAATGTACGAATCGAGTATTGATCTTGGCCAGTTCAAGATTATTTGTGAGGACTTTGTACAGAATGGTGGCGGCAAGCAGAAGCGGAAGGACGAGATCATCTCAGGTATCCGTGTAGCGACATCGAAGCAGGCTGCTCTGAAGAAAGCGCAGGACTTTATCCTTGCTGGTATGGGACTAGGCGTATGAGGTTGATTCTTGGTCTAGTATTCGTTATAATGCTTATGTATGATGACGCAGTGTTGTTCAAAGCATTGCATGGTTATTTGTTGAAAGTATTCTCATGAAGATCAAGGCAAAGAAGAAACCTGGCTGGCAGCAACGCGAGCGTGAGTACAATGAGTGGCTCCGTTCTATAGGGGCTGATATTAAACCCAAGAAAGCTGATAAGTGGAAGTACGAGGTACTGAAGTCTACTCCTGGACCATATATAAGAGATGTACCACAACATCCTAGCAGGAGTACTCCTAATGCGGCCGTCTGCTCTAAACCAGAACGTAAACAATACTCAGGTGATTATATCGTTGGGATTGCTACCATGCACAAGTCTAATCTTGTTGCCGTTGGTGCTGGCGATGCCCCTGCTGACTATTCAACGATGCGGAGAAACTAAGAAATGGTTAAGATGACTCGTGATGAAATGATTGAGATCCTGCGCAAGCAATGGGTCAGTGTTTACTTTACCAAGGTCAATGGTGAAGAGCGTTTTATGTCTGCTACGTTATGTGAAAGCATGATTCCTGAAGACAAGCGTCCAAAGGTTGGTAAAGAATATAACGACTCTGTTATCAGAGCGTTTGATACTCAGCTGCAAGAGTGGAGATCATTTCGGGTTGAGAACGTGACTAAATTTCTACCCTAAATAACATTATATTGTTTTTAGGAGTACGTATGTCGTTTGAACTAGACCCCTTAACATTCACAGTATTGTTTGGAGGTATATTCCTCGGTTGTGGTTACCTTCTCGGTAAGTGGAAAGGTGAAGGCAATAAACAAGATACTATGGAATCTACTATTGACTTTCTAATCCAAGAAGGATTTGTCAAAGCAGAGGAGATGGAAGATGGTTCGATTAACCTGATTCCTTTCCCTCCTGAACCGAAGCGCGTGTCGCGGGCCCGCCGCTCTCGCTCATGAAGTTAACCCCATCACAGAAAGCAGCCAACACCCGCCGTCAGAAAATTGAGGCGATGGCTGCTGCTATGGGATTGCAGGATGACCTCAAAAGGAAGACTCGTAAGCCACGTAAGCCAATGTCTGCTGAGCAGAAGGCGGCTGCAGCTGAACGTCTGAAGAAGGCACGAGAGGCGAAAGGTCCTACATCAAGTTCATATCCAGAACATATTGCTAACCTACCTGATGATGCTCCTCTTAGTGTTGCTAATGTCCGTCAATGGATACGGAGCTGCAAGCAAGAGTTGGAGATGATGAAGGGTTGGGATAAGAGTAGTGACGCGAAAGAGCGTTCAGCTTACTTGGATGTGGAAACCTATATATCGAACATGGAAGCATACTTGAGGTATGGTGACTGGTTCGACTTCCGCTATGGTGAGAAGCGAGAGAGTATTATGGTCCGCAGATGTCTAGCAAAGGCATATGATAAAGATGGAAACGTCAAGCGGAATGTTGGAACATTTTATGATGACCTTGGTCTAGTATGGACTAAAGAAATGGATGCACGTGACAGAGAAACAAGAAACTGAATTCTTAAATAAACAGAAATTTACACAACTAGTTGAAGACAGCGTTCGTATAAATAAATCATCCTATATGGATGCTGTTATAGAATTGTGCGAACAGCACAACCTTGAGTTAGAGGAAGTAAAGAAATTTATTTCACCTATCATCAAGGACAAGATCGAGGCGGAGGCGCGAAAGCTAAACTTCCTTCCTCGACAAAACGAGTTGCCACTCGATTGAGTAGCAGCTATAATATACATTAAACATACATTAAACATACGGAGAAATATATGTCTTTTGCAAATCTAAAACGTAAGTCGACCGACATTTCTAAGCTGGTCGAAGCAGCAAATGGTAGCGGCGCTACTAATAAACAAAACCCCGGTAAGGATGAACGATTCTGGCAACCTACTGTTGACAAGGCAGGTAATGGTTATGCTGTGTTGCGTTTCCTTCCTGGTGATGCTGATGCTGCTACCCCATGGGTCCGTTATTGGGATCATGGGTTCAAAGGCCCGACTGGTCAATGGTACATTGAGAAATCGTTAAGCTCGATTGGCCAACCAGATCCTGTTGGCGAGGCAAACGCGCTTCTATGGAACTCTGGGATTGAATCGAACAAGGCTATTGTTCGTGAGCGTAAGCGTAACCTACGTTATGTAGCGAACGTGCTGATTGTCTCTGATCCTTCGAATCCTGAGAATGAAGGTCAGGTTAAGTTGTTCCGCTTCGGTAAGAAAATCTTTGACAAGATCATGGATGTAATGCAGCCTCAGTTTCCTGATGAGAAACCCATGAGCCCATTTAGCATGTGGGAAGGTGCTGACTTCGTTCTGAAGATTCGTAACGTCGAAGGGTATCGTAACTACGACAAGTCTGAGTTCAAGTCAGTGTCAGCGATTAGCGATGATGAAGCCAAGTTGGAAGAGTTGTATAACAAACAACATGACTTGTCAGAGTGGACCGATCCTAAGAACTACAAGTCGTATGATGAGCTAAAGGCTCGTCTTGCAGCTGTGTTGGGTGAGTCTGCTCCGCGGACTGCTAAGCAAGAAGTTGCTTTGGATGAGGTTGCACCTGCACCAGCTCCGAAGTCGACTCCAGCGACAGCTGAGAGTGTTGATGACGATGATACGTTGTCGTACTTTGCTAAGCTAGCAGCGGACGATTAATACTGCTGATAAGAGTCGTTTCTATCACGGGTGGCGGGCATACCGCCACTTATCATATTGGTAGTATTCTGACTTACATTGCTGGTAGTATTACCACCTGTGCTTATAACAGTCGGAGGAGCTTGTCTAGCGGCAGCTGCCTCCGTTCTTCTTCTCTGCTCTGTTAGTACAGATCCAATACCATTCTGCATACCTGTTACAGGTCTGGTACTTGAAGAAACAGGACCAATCCCATTTTGGACACGAGGTTGTGTTGACAACACAGGACCAACACCATCAGAAACACCAGAAGAAGATGAGACGGCCGGTGGTCGGTCGACATTATTTGATCCGCTTTTCGGCTCTATCTGATAAGGCGAACTTGCTTCAGCAGCAGTCTCCTGCCTCATATCAAACTTCAGGCTACGGATTGAATTACCAACTGAATCAGGGACAAGTGGTAGAGCAGATACAGCTGTTGCAATTGCCTCTAGCAGTCCATTGACAACACTCTTAAATAAATTGAACACGCCACCTATTGCTTTGGTAATTATATCTTCGAAGCTAAAGCTATCGAGCATCCGTTCAGCATTACTGAATCCCATCTTGCCGATGATCCAAGATACAGCGCTCTTCAATAGATCGAGTGGGATACCAACAATTGAATTCAACAATCCAGTAATCGCTCCTTGAATTCCACCAAGGAAACCATCTTCCTCAAAACCTGTGATTGCTCCTTTGACCGTATCATATGCTGTCATGATTAACGTAAGAGGAAAGAACAATCTACCAAGCGTTTGTCCTAGACCACCAAGGATCTTCATTAGTGCACCACCCTCACTAAAGATTGCAAACGAGCCCTTGACAGCATTAAATGCAGTAGTGAAAGGTTTAATTAGGTCAGCCATGAATGTACCAACTACCTGGAATGGCCTAGCAACTGAGGTGAAGATTTTACTAATTGCTCCTTCACCGACAGTGAATAATGACCTGAATGGCTTTGCTACATTATCAATGAACCCTTCGAACGGGAACATGAATGGTCTAGCAATTGCTTTAAACAGCTGAGCAATCTTACCTTCAGCTGAAAATATATTTGTTATTGGTTTGATACCATTGTCGACAACACGAAGAGCATCATCAGCAAACATTGCCCAGCGAAGTCGGACATTTAAAAACAACTTACCGACAGCGCCATTCGGTTTGAATACATCTGTGATGGGTTGAAATAGTTTACCAATCCCTCTCATCGCATCATCGACGTACATCAACCATCTGGCTTTGAAATCAGTAAACAGTTTTCCTATTGCACCTGTACTGGTAAACAATCCTTTGATACCAGCAAATGCTTTATCTAATCTCGTTAGGCTAAATAATGCCTTTACAGAGTCCATGATGCCTGAAAAGAAACCTGCTACTGCAGCTGCAATACCAGCCATCAGCATAGCTATGTTACTACCACCTTGTTGGGAAGTGGTACCACCAGCAGCTGTAGGTGTATCACCACCTCTCCTTGACTCTCTCATTGCTTCGAGTTGATCTAAACGCGAACGATCGATACTCTTGATAAAAGTCTCAAGATGAGAGTTGGTCTTTTCGACCATTTTGTTGTTAGTCTTTAATTGATCAACAACGTCATTGAGTGTTACACTAGCCATACTTTTGCTTCTCTGCTTTTATACGTTCTTCTTCTTCTTTTAGATGCTCGATAAGCATGTTAAGATAAACTTCTTTCTCCCAGGGTATCATATCGTCTATCTCAGTCAAACTATATTTATGGTGTTGCATCAGCTGAAACTTTGTAGAGTAGTGATTCAACAAGCTATCATGAGATAGACACACTAGAAAAAACTCTGCATGCCCTCCAGTGTCAATTCATTATGAGTCTGACAACTTACACAATCAAACTCAACCTTGTGTTTTAGTGTAGGAATTGCTTCCATGTATTCTTTGATCTTATTGAACTGTTCTGTATTCATCGACTCAATAAAATCTTCTACTTCTTTATCACTGTATTCTGATAAGTCAATCCGTTCATCATTCGTGTGGATCGCCATCATTGCAATCCGCAACATTGTAAAGATACTCTTAATATCCATCTCCGTTGGAGCATTGATAACATCTTCTAGTGTTGGCCATTTCATTTCCAGTGTGATACCATCATCGAGTTTAATCATCGACTCGTTTTGCTTGACAGTCATTTTCACTTCATCGATATTGATACCAACTTCGTTATCATGCTCACAATTCTGACATTTGATATTAACTCGAGTAATCTCTCCTACCGACTTCGCTCGAATCTTTGTAAACAAATATTCAATATCAAATGTTGTTAACTTACTTTTATCGATATCATCCTCAATGCAAGCAACGATTGTATCAGCTACAGCGTCTAACATCAGACGTTCATCTTTTGATTCCATTGCTAACATCAGTACCTTTTCCTCTTTGACTAGGAAAGGTCGGAACCGACTCTGCTTGCCCGTTGATGGTATATTGATTCTAAATTTCGGTTCAGTATTCAGTCTAGGTAATGCCATAATTTAATTCACTCCATTAAAATATTCTGGAAGTAACCCCTCCAATAACAGTTGTAAGCAATGTATCGCTCAAAGAAGACGTTACACCATAGTTCTCTGCTGTCCAATCATCGTAGGACAATTGAACGTTGACTTCTACGATACCGCCTGTATCATTGTTCATTTGAATAGCATTCAGAGTAGTACAGAATGCATTCTTCAATGTAACTTCATACAACTTCTTTTCAGGTGTAAAGAAGTCTATGTCAATTTCACCCTGTGCAAGATCAATTGGACCAACCTTTGGTAATCTATTCTGAAGCTCGGATGGTATTTTTGGTAAAGGTAGAGGTTGATTGTAGATTGGTAGACCAATGTTTTTCTTTAATGCTGCAATCTTAACATCTTTGGCATAAACACTCTTGTAGTTTACTTCATATGTCAAAGGATTAACAGCAAGGGCTTGCCACGTTTCAAAATATGTCTTAACACCCCAATCGTTCAACACATGGAATGTCATTGATATGTCATCAACAGCAAAACCATATGGCATCTTGATCGTCTTCATTCCAATCTGACGTTCTTGTGTCATAATCTGGCGTCCAGGCAGCTGGAGGTCTTTACATAAGATGTTTAGTTCCCTGCTTGTCGCACCAGGCAATGAAGGCAATGTAACTAAGAATAGATTGGTCCTAGCCATTCCACCTTTGGCAGCTACAACACCTTTAAAATCTTCTATACTAGCGGCCATATGCTAGTCTCCTCGAGTCTTTGTAAATACGCTCTCCCTTTGCCTTCTTCCACATAGCAGTAGGAAGGAAAGTTGCTATCTCCCATTCTGGAGCAGGAACAAAAGCAAACTGACTTGCAACGTGGGCATCGAGGTAATGTTTGAAGCAGGGCTTAAACCATCTCATACCTGCAACACGATTCAACAAATCGTACTTCAATTTAAATCTCGTTGTTTCGTCATACCTTGTATTGTTTGTAAAGTCCATTAGCTGATCAAGCAGCTTTGCTCTATACACAGGAGGGATGTAATGGAGATTCAATCCATAAAATCCACCTTCAGCAGGACCAACAACAATCACAAGAGGAAATCTATCATAATATGGTAATTGATCCTTTAGTTTAGGATCATAGAAGAACATCATCATAGCACCGACCTTTTCTCTATTCCGACGAATAAGAGGTGCCTCGTTCATTAGTCTTCTTCTGTTAATTTTTCCTAGATCGCTAGCCTTTTCCATAAACCACTTACGTGATTCTTCCGTCCGTGGGTTGATTCCTGCACGGAAAGCTTCCTGTTCTAGTTTCTGAAAAATTTTACTCATACTAATATTTATACTGTTTTTCTAACTCTCAGTGGCTTCAACTTCTTTATTGGTTTGAGAGTCTTAGGAAGATCCTTTGTCATTATACCATATTTCTTTAACGTTTCCTCTGTCCATACCTGAAACTCCCATCCTCGATCTTTAGCATACTCTGTTGCTGCTTTCCATTTGTTTTGATTCTTAACATACGTCATTGCTTCACTGATGTATCGTTTAGAACGATCTGGCTTCTTCGGTACCTGTGTTTCTTTTTCAGGTTTTATCTCTACAAGTATTGTCTTGCCATTGGAAAAAGTAATTTTGAGATCAACGAAGTATCTGTGGTATCGTTTATCTATTTCCCAGTAGTACGGAACAACGATTTCTTCACTTGACCACTTCACTACTTGAGGGTTCTCATCGCACCATTTGAACGCATGCCTCTCCCACATCGATCGAAAGATGATGTTTGTGTAGTCGCCTGCATACTTGTTTACATTCTTAGGACTAAACTTGCCAGAGTAAGCCATTGAGATCCCATATAAATAATTGAGTTAAGTTCGATTATTTATTAGGACAATCATGGCCGCATATCAGTTTCCACTTGCTCGTCAAGATCAATACAAAGGACAAATTGTCTTTAGAGCAATTGAAGTACCCCCGATCGACGCGTCGGCAGTCACTCAAGGTTTGCAGCAAGCTCGAGCCGCAGCTGAACAAGCTGTAGAGAATGCTGTAGGCGATGCAAGACCAAGCGCTCAGGACGTTAGTCAATTTAAAGGTGGTACGGAAGGATCTCAAACAAGAAAGCGTACAATACAACAAGGGAACAGTCGCGACTTTGTTACGTTGTATATGCCTCAAGCAATCCAGGTGCGAGACGGCGTCGTTTATGATAATGCCGATTTGGGATTAACAGGTGGTGCTATCGAAAGAGGTATGCAATCTGGCGGCGGAGCGTTATCAGGAGCTTTCAGTGCTATAAAGGCTGATGCTAGTGCATTCATAGATACGTTTATTGGTGGTGGAGGTGGTTCTGTAGCTGCTTTACGTGCATCAAGATTTTTTGGCGATGAGGTACAGGGCGCTGTCAGATCGGCTCTTAGAGTGACGCCCAATCCCAACACACGAGCGTTGTTCAGGTCTGTTCCGTTAAGGGAATTTACTTTTCAATTCAGATTGACTCCTGAATCTCCCAAAGAGTCAGAACAGATCAAGGAAATTATTAAATGGTTCCGTACAGAGTTGTATCCTGAAAATATTAATGTTGAAGGGTTCTCTGTTGGATATAAGTTTCCCAATCCAATTGATATTAAGATCTTGTATGACGGTCAGCTCATTCCTGAAGCTAAGATTTTGCCAGCTTATCTGAGAGACGTCACAGCGTCGTATAACACACAAGGAATGTCATTTTATCAAGGTGGTGATTGGACGTCCGTAGACCTATCATTATCGTTTATGGAAACGATTCCATTTGGTAAAAAGGATATTGCATAAATGAGTTACTTTGCAGATTTTCCCCTAGCGTATTATAAGTTTGGAGATAATGAACCTCCAGTAATATTCCAAAACCTAACTACGTACTTGGATCTTATCGATCAAATAAAAGATGATGCGTCAATATATGAGACGTATACAATATTAGATGGCGAGAGACCTGATACATTGTCGTACAAATTGTATGGGGATTCCACATACCACTGGACGTTCTTTCTAATGAATGAAAAGTTAAAAGTGGGAGGGTGGCCTCTAAAAACACAAACACTTGATGAAGTAATAAAACAGAATTATCCTCATTGGACAATTACTACAAAAGCGAATATTTCTAATTCATCATTTGTTCCAGGTAGTACTATTGAAGGAAACAGATCAGGTACAACAGGGACAATTGTTGAGGTTAATTTAGAGCTCGGTCAGCTCGTTGTTAATACTGTCGGGTATGAAATTCGCCGAACAAGCGATCTTAGCGACTACCCATCGTTTGAACTCCAGCAGGAAGCGGAGACAGGATTTTATTATCTCGATTTGACAGACATGCCGGCATGGGGTACAGGATACAGTGTCAATTCTGCTGTCGCTGTTTATACAGAGGACCCCACTGTAGATGTTCTCACACCTAAAGTAAATTATATTGAACGATTCAATTTACAAGGAAACAAACTGTACTTAAATGTAGATGCAGAGTCATTTACAGTACCTCTTTACGTAGACTTCTTTTATCAATTTCTGACGAATAGAAATTTTGACGCAACTGAATTTGTAACGTTGACGAATGTTGATACTCCCGAACTACCAAGTATACAGCTAGTAAGTGCGGTCGCTCAATACAACTCCGTCCATCACTATGAGGATGCTAACGGTATTTATTTTGACGTCGATCCGTTGCAACGGAATATTAGCGGACTGACACCCATTACATATTACAATCGAGCAGAAGCACGCAATGACGAATTGAAACAAATACGTGTCATTAAACCTGATTCTATAAATCAGGTGTTGAGTCAGTTTAAGCGATTCCTAAAAGTATAATGGCAACAGCAAGACCACAAGAGTATAAATTTGACCAAGCTGAGATCTTGTCTGCAGCTGGTACGGTCATTGATGTTCGGGGTGCTCTCAGTGAGTTAACAATCTTTGAGAACATAGAAAAGCCATACCTCACTGGTACAATACTCATCACTGATACACAAAACTTTATTGGTCAGATGGGGTTTACAGGCACTGAAAGATTCACAGTAACTATAAGTGATGGAAATACTACTGCGTTGACACAATCAAAGACGTTTGTTCTCACTAGCATCATCAGATCAGAAAAAACGAATGACTATACTACAGTGTATGCTATTCAAATGATTGAAGAGACAGCATTTATCAGTCACATAACAAAAATATCCCAAGCGTTTACTGGTAAGCCACTTGACATTATCGATAATATTCTTTCTGGGATGAAATCAGGTTATAGACTCGATAGATCTCAACTACAAGAAGAACCAATACAACAAGCTATAAGAGTAATCACACCATACATCACTCCACTGCAAGCAGTAGAGTGGATTAGAGATAGAGCAACAACAGAACAAGGTCATCCATACTTTACATATGGGTCATTGAAATCTCAATCTGTAGTCGTAAACAATCTTGCAAATATTCTTAGACTTGGTCCGTGGAACTCTGAACCTTTTGTATTTTCACAAGGTAGTACAAATAAAGAGATACCTGGTAGAGAAAATATATATGCAATTAATGGAATTAATAATCAGAACAACGATAACACGCTGAGCGCTATAATGAATGGTGCTGTGACAGCAAACTGGAATGTTTTAGATATTTTCCGTCAAAAGTTCAATTCTGATCAAGCTCGTAAATACAGTATAGAAAAGCTGTTACCTAACAACATTGTGTTCAACACTGACGATGTGATAAACGATAAACCGATTGGAACATATCCAGCAAAAGAATTTTATCATTTGGTTGCAACAGGCCTGTTTAGTGATGACATTGGAACATATCACATGGATAAAAGTTTAGACGACCTATCAACCAAAATAAACAATAAGGGGTTACGCAATGCGTTGTTGAAAAACATGATGGACATTGATGTTGCTGGTCTTCCCTTTTTGTTGTCTGCAACTGGTACTGTTGGAACTATGATGCGGATCAATATATTGAATAATGAGATTAATGATACAATAGATCCAAAGAGATCTGGCAACTATATTATTATGGCTATCCGTCACACGTTTGCAGAGATGAAGCATTCTGTTAATGCTACCGTCACTAAGTTGGTAGGCGATGAAGCTGATGCAGTTAAGATAGCGGGGTATGCAAATGGATAATTTTAAACCTCGTGCTATTCAATCTGAGTACTATGGGGACAACTGGCGATGGTGGGTAGGTGTTGTAGTGAATAACAACGACCCGCTTCAGTCAGGTAGACTACGCGTTCGTATCTTTGGTGTGCACAGTGAAGACCTCACGCTTGTGCCAGAGGAGTCTTTGCCTTGGGCGATCCCTATCATACCAACGACAGAAGATGGAGTATCCGGTCTTGGTAGATCGAGTAAGTTAAAGCCAGGTGCTATGGTGATGGGATATTTCTTGGATGGCACTCAATCACAGATGCCAATTATTATTGGATCTGTGCCAAGGTTTGCAGAACCAGCTCCAGGCCAATTAGGTATTGGTTCTAGATTCGGATCATCAAGTACGGCCCCCACTTTGAACGCTCCTCGCAATCAAAATACTAACGAAGGAGCTCAAAGCGCTCAAGGACAGTTTGTTTCAACTGCTGGTGCTGTTGGTGCAAACAATACTGAGAAGGCGTTTAACTTTTTGTTAACTGCTCGCTTGTCTCCAATACAAGCTGCTGCAATTGTAGGAAACTTATTAGTAACATCTAAGTTAGATCCCACACTAGCAGGCGGTGCGCAAGCCGAACAATATATTGGGATTGCCAAATGGACTGGGATCAACAGAGATACATATCTTGATTTTGCCAATCAACGCGGATTAGACTCTCGTATTTTGGAAACGCAGCTTCAATATCTGGCGTATGATTTTATGGAAGCGCAAGCGAGGTTATACCAGTTCACTAAATTCTCAACGACGAACAATCTGTCAAAAGCAACAGAAATATTTTTAAACTATTATCTTCGGAAACCTTCTACAGATTTAGCCAAACGAATCAGTGTGGCAAAAGATGTGCATGAAGCGTACAACAGAGCGTAGCTATGGCACTAACATTAGACACAGTTAATCAGGAAGTACAAAAATTATTCCGTACCACGGCATCAAGTGAATTAGATGCAAAGACGAAAGCTACAGTAGCAGCGGTAGCTGCGCGCCAACAATCTATATTTGAAAGAGCTGGTCAGACAAAGGGCGGGGTCAAGTCTTTAACACAAACAAAAGATGTTTCGTATGACGCTTTCGGCGACCCTGTTGATGCCACAGATAGCATATGTGAAATTACAAATGATGTCCCTGGTCTTTCAGCTGAATTGGTCGGCGATCCATCAGAATACCAAGATGATTTGAATGCAATCATTGGTTCATCAAATACTTCTACGACAATCACAAACGGTTCATTAAAGAAAATTATATCAGCTGGATCACCCCTTGCAGTTGCCACGGCACTAGGCGAAGTGACAGGTAAGTCGGCAGATGAAATACAAGCAGCATTACAAGATATATCGACACCAGACGCGTTAGATGCAATCAGCAGTTTAGAGCAAACAAAAAATGAAGGGATTGCAGTATCTTCTCAACTTGCTAATGTATTGCAAGAGACAGCAAATAACTTTGAAAATGTGGTTCGAACAATTGTTGGTGATCTTTTTGGCGATCTAACTATTACAATAGATCAGTCGCTTGCAAGAGTAATCAATAACTTAATTGATTTTAACAATCCACAAATATCAAGTCAGCTATCACTAAATGAAGTGTATAGATTTATTTCTGATGAGGATTATGGGGGGTTGACAACAAAGGTTTCTACAGTAACAAATCTAGATCCACAAACCGTAAATTCAACGCTAACTCCATTATCGTTGAATCCGTCTAAGGCAATCACAAGGTCAGTTTCAGCTGATATAGGTTCTAAATCGATACCGTGTTATGATATTGGATCAAATGAAAACAGTTGGAAGGGAGCAGAGACGCCTACCACTGGAACTCCTATCACAACAAGATCGGTCCAGTCTAGCACAACACCGACTACAAACAATTCTCAATTTAGTTTTGTATCCTCGCGCGAAGAACTTGCTGCAGAATTTGCTTCAGCAACAAGATTAATTACAGAAGTAGTGACACATTGGACAGGAACATATAACAACCAAGATATTGGTGCGGAAGATGTTCACGAGTGGCATAAACAGAGAGGGTGGAGCGGGATTGGATATCACTACATTATTAGACGTGATGGCAGAATTCAAAGAGGTCGACCAATCAACAAAACAGGTGCCCATGCTGGTGCAAATGGTCACAATAAGTATTCTATAGGAATTGCATTTGCAGCTGGATACAATTGTCCATCAGGTACAAAGAATCCAAACAAGTTTATTAGTGCAGACTCTATTACTCCGGCTCAGATGAAATCGTTTGAGATGTTCTTAGGAGCTTTTTATGATGAGTGGCCAGGCGGTCAGGTGTTTGGTCACGTCGATACAGATAATAAAGGGAAAGTCGATCCTGGCTTTGATGTTCAAGAATTTGCAAGAGCCAAGTATGGTAAGTCCAATGTTATCACAGATGGACAGAGCCCTCCTTTGTCACCTAAACAATTGGCGTTAGCCACACCAGGAACAGCAAGAGCATGACAACATTTAATGACGATTTAAAAGAGAGAGAAAATACTCTCGGTAAGGGACGCGTTCTTACCGATGGAGTAAACTCAACTGCATTTGGGGATCCCACAGGAGAGCATCCTAGATTTGAGTATCAGTACTCTTCTCCTGTTAACATTGGAGCGCGCACAAGCAAGATGCATAAGCTAGCGTTTGGTGGTGCGGCTTCGGGCGTACCAGCTTCTGCAACAGCTGCGCTTGGTAATCAATATCCTCTTAATGATGTCAGAGAGACAGTTTCTGGTCATGTGCTCGAGTTTAATGATACTCCTGGTGGAGAACGTATTCTAATAAAGCACAATAGTGGTTCTGGTGTAGAGATGCGTCCAGATGGCACTATTGTTGTTAGCGCACTAGGTAACAAAGTAGAAGTGTGTGGTGGTGACAATACTGTTATTGTCGAAGGTGATGCCAAGCTCGTTTACAAAGGTAACCTGACATTAGATGTTACTGGTGATCTTAACATCAACTGCATGGACTTTAATGTCAATGCTAAGGGTGATAAGAAAGAAGATATTGGTGGTTCATCAAAGAATACAGTATTTGGTAACTATAGTATGAAGACGTCTGGTCATAAAACTGAGACTGTTGCACAGACTGTAACCTACACATACCTAGGTAACACGTCATACAATATCAAGGGTACTTACAATACAGCTGTACAAGGTAATGTTGAATTGAATGCCAGTGGGTGTGTTTGTACAACAGCTGAGACAGAGATCATTACAACCACACCTAACCTAAACATGGCAGCCAAGAGTCTATCCGTGTTTGGTGATACAGGTACTGTTGGAGGTGAGAATGTTATCATGTACAACTATAACATGTACACCGGTCATTCGATTAATGCAGGTGATACTGTAACTGCACCTCAGCTACATTTTACAAGAGCAGATGGATCTGTCACACACTCTCATCTTGTTGGAGATGTGACAGGTAAAGCAGACAATGCGAACCAAGCAGACTTTGCTACAACCGCTGGGCAAGCGCCTACAGGAGTAGCAGGTTCTCCTGGTAGTAACACAGCTGCACCAGGGACTGCCTCCACGTCAGCAGACACAA